CTTTCTAGATCTTCTCTTGCAGCCCTTTCTTGAGCTAGTTGTCTCTCGTACTTGGCTTCCAGTTGACGGAAGTTGAATTCTTTGTCGCTCTGTTTTTTTTCTTCAGGAGCGGCTTGATTTTCTGTGGTTTGTGCTGCTACGTTTGTTGAAGACATAAAATCCTTTACCCATAACGGAGGGTACCGATACGATCTGGATTATATGAATCAAATATTTTATTTAAAAGAAATAGAGGTCTCCCATGCATATCATGAAGTTAAATCGCCTAGAAACACACGATAGGCTTGTTTCGTTTAAAGAAAAACAGTTCGATATAGGAGAATGCTGTCAAGATCTCATTGATAAGAGACCATTCGGCGATCGCCCATTCTATATCTTTGCGCATCCTAGAACAGTTGAAGACGGAGTTACCAAACGATTAATCTGGCAACCGCGACTTACGAAGCCTAAGGCGGAAATTAACTCTATGCTATTTAAGGCCTATCCTGGAAAGGATGAGATCAAGATTATCTGGATGATCCCAGCGCGTGAACTATGGGAGCAATTCCAAATAGGACAGATGATGCACAATGACACAATCCTCGAGAGTATCCATAGATATATCCACCAGAGAGCAAAGTTAGAGGCAAGAGAGGAAGATGATCTTTCCGATGAGCAGATTAATAGGATCTATCAGGAAATAAGTGAAAGAGCGCAAATGCAATCGAGGAGCTTATGAAAGTACAAATTGATCCTACATTCGATGAAGAAATAAGAAAAAATAAATGGTTAATCAAAATATATAAGGAATTTGTAGAGGCCCAAAAGTCTGGCAAAACGACCGAGTTTTTAAACGATAATCCTGATTTTCTCCAAATGATAATGCATTTGGCCTATTCAGAAAAAATTAAGATTATAGATAATGAATAGCCACTACACTTTATCTTTTTTGACGGAATCGCTAGAGGAAGAGCCTGACGATATAGACGTTAAGAAATCAATTCTTTGCTTAGATAAATAATTTGATAATTTCCCTCATCAGTCCATTAAAGAATCTAAGCAAGAGTCCTAGGAGGCTTTTTCAGTTTCTTTGGAGGCACAGGAGCTACTATCATATTGTCAGTGATCGACTTTCCCATGGGCTGCTTGATTCCCGTTCCGTAGAAGTCGCCTAATCCCTTAGGGGATTTCGGAGTGTGAACCAATTTTGGAGGTTTACTCGCCATCGTCGGTGATATCAATTTGATAGGAACCATTTGTATTCACATAATCCACTCGTCGTCCTCGAACACGTCCAAAAGGCAAAGTATCAACGCGCTCTCTAGGATTGCCACTATGGCCGACTGGCTGTCTATGACCGCGACCAAAATCATCTCCGGCCTCCACAAAGCAACCGGAGCGCTGATCATAAGGAGGTGCAGTATAGCTCCAGGGGCTTTTTTTATCCTTTGGAATTTTAGTGGCCAAAGGATCTTTAAAACCTGTGTGAATCATAGCGTTCCTTAGTTGCGCTCAAACGGCTTTCTAGGATGCGAATGCACTTGCTTTTTGCTCATTTCTTGTGCTCTCTTAATCTTATCTGTGGTGTCTTCATAGTCCATCACAGCAGCAGCGCCTTCGGCTGAGCTTTCGTTCTTTGTCTTAGCTCCTTCAGGGAAAACAGAGCCTTTGGACTTTCCACCAGCCCAGAAGGAATGATCATCAATTTTTCTTGGCATAAAAACCTCATTTATTGGGCCATTTGCTGACCCATTTGACTTGATCCCATTATACGTGTCAAAAATTCATTTGCAAGAGCCGTTTGTTTTGCATCCTTTTTGTTCGCTTCCTCACGCACATCCTGCTCATAATCGAAAGATTGTAGCTCATGCATCTTCAAAGCTGCCTCAATTTCTCCATATTTCGCGATCACATCGATAAGCTTTTCAAGTGCTTCCATCTTTTCCTTCGTTGCCAATGCACGGTTTTTCGTGATCTCCGAAAGTCTCTCTTCAAAAAGCCCAATGTTGCTTTCTGCCCTTCCCTGGCGTTCTCGAGCCATTGCAAGATTAGAAGCAGCCCTAGAATAAAGCTCTTTGAGCTTAGCATCTTCGGCAGCATGCTGGAAGACCTGAGTCTCTTGTTGAGCTGCTTGCATCGCCTGTTCCTGCTGCTGGAGATATTGGATGATCTCGGCTTTGCCTGTGATATTGAGCTTAGGAATGATCATGGATGGCGCAAACACTTCTCTCCCAAAGCGTTCGTTCATTTCCATCATCTGCTGCGCCTGGAGATTCTGTTGCGTAGGAGTTAGATCGGACTCTTCCACAATCACCTGATATTTAGAGAAAATACGGCTGTAGAAAAAAGGAGAAGGTTCTTCGCCTATATAAAGCTTAACTTTTTCTGCATTCCAATTATGCAGGCAAATTTGCAAGAGGCGATCGCCCAAGATCTTGTCTGAGTAGTCCCATTGGTCAAAGTATTTCTGGAAAACCATCAGGTTTGCAGCTTGTTTTAGTAAGACTGTGAGACTAGATACACCTTTTTCCTGCTGAGCGGACCAGTTTTCGATATTAACTCCAGCAGTGCGCCAGATCAGATCATCCATTTGTTGCGCCAGTGCTAAATCGGACTCAGGAACAGCGCTAGGAATGATTTTTTCGCAATCTGTCATCTCATAACCATCGTTTATGAGAACATCCCAACCCTGCCCGCTCTTTTTCAGGTTGTCTTCATTGGCTACGGCCCCCACCTTGCGTTTCCAACCAGCATTGATCGTTGCAGCTGCTATATCGTTATTGGTGACTATTTTGTAGTTGAGAAGGAATTGCGGATCACGCATTGTACGCACCAGAGATCGCGCGCGCAAATCGTAGTAATTAATATGCGGTTCGTAATTCCAGTAGTACGGAACAAAAGGACAACCATCGAAACCTAGAGGATTTTCCCCTTGAAACATCAGTTGATCATTGAGCACTACAGCAAGTTTCCAGCAGGGAACCTCGACTGTGACTTCTTCCATATCCTCAATGTTGTAGAGAAGCATTTCTAACTGCTCATCTCCTCCTGCGTAATCGAAGAATTGATTCCTTTTCTTGCTGTAGAGCCTTTTTTTCTTTCGCGTCCATTTGTACCATACATAAGAAAGGACCATTAAGTCATTTCGAGCCATATTGTAGTTTTCCGGAAGGAAATAGAACGATCCATAGCGCTGGGGCGTACCAGCCATCGGATAGATTTGCGCTTTCTTATCGGGAAAACGTCTCTCTGCCTCAGGCTTGCTAATATACTCTTGACACCACACGAACTGAGCATCGCTCATATCAGGAGAACGGAAGTAGGGATCAACAAGGAAAGAGTTGTATTCCCATACTTTTATCTTTAATTCACCTTGTGCCTGATCGTTTCCGCCATAGTCTAAGTAGGGTTGCACCAGAACCATACCAGCGATAGCCGCTTGCTCCTTAGCTTGCGACTTCTGCTCATGGATACTACTAGCATTAACAGCATGCGTTATCAGTTTGGTGTATTGGTCAACGGTTTGTGGATCTGCTCCTTCCGTTGCCACATAGCTGAAATTCTTGCGATGCTGACGCTCATAGCCAGTTACCATGTTTACGGGTTGCTGGATCAGATTGAAATAATATTGCTGATAGGATGTGGTTGGACTAAAATTGAAATAGCGGTTGACAAACGTTTGAGAACCAGCATAGAAAAGAGTGTCAATGTTGGATTGATTCCAGCGCGACTGTTCGATAGGTTGAAATTTTTGATATAGATTGTCCAACCATTGTCGGACGTTTCCCTGAGAAGGCTCTAATGCGTTATTCCAGGGCGGATAATAGAAAGACGTAGGAACCTCCAGTGAATCTGGAGCCTACGATAGTATAAAAGGTTTTATTTAATCAAACATGCACGTATCTCTTACCTCAAGGAAACTGATGATCATCGATAAAACCTATTCTTTTGCCATTCATCTACAGCCTTCTTTTGTTTATACGGATCATAGACAGAAACTTTATGGCTAGCGATAGCATAACGCAGAGCATCGCATGAGTGGTCATCTTTTTTAAGAGGTACATCGATCCCTTTAGAAGATGCTTTAGGGTCCCAAACATAGCCTTCTATCTCCCTGATGGTATTCTTGCACTCACTACATATGTATAGATTTCCCTTTGCCATCTCACCAGCTGTAATCTGCAATCCATTCTCCACATCATTATTGGCATGAACGACGTGTATGCCCCGCCTGCGCAATTCAAGCTGGAACGCTTCCGCGCTTGGATCAAGATAAATAGCCTTAACTGCATAAGGTT